GTCAGTTTTTTCTCTCTGAATTGCATAATGAGCTGAATTATAATTGTTTGAAAAAGTGTCTTTTGAAAACTTAAGATTGAGCGGTAACTTTGCAGCGTTCATACAAGTGAAACAATGCTAAGAGAACCGGACACCTCTGCTTGCATGTGAAGCCACGCTTATTGACCCTGATACCTCTGTTCCTGGCGCGTATGCTATTTGGCTATTTGGATTGCTAACGTGGAAAATCAGACTGGCTTGCAAGCCTGAGAAGTACTCGGACCCGTCTCGAGCTATTCAGCGAGTATGTTATCTGGCTATTCACTTTCGGCACGTTGAAAACTATGCGCAACATAGGAAGTATTCGTGGAAGATCGCTGAGCTGTTTAACGGTGTATGAGAGGTGGCTAAGGCTATCTCTTTTTTTATTTCGATGCTTGCCAAAGTTCATTCTCTCTGTCGTAGATGATAGAGAACTGAGCGAGATTTGAGACCAAATCATCGGCAGTTATCGTAGTTCTGCCAATAGGTTTTTCCTTGGCAAAACCGATGGCATAAGGTAAGCGAAGCATTCGCTCGACTCCTTTTCTATGGAAATCGTTCATGTAGATTTTCGACAATCCCCACGGAACATATTTATTGCCTCTTTTGTCTGTCTTGATATGCAGTAAGCATACCGGAGAATCTTCATATTTGACATTTTTAGCCATGTGAATACTTCCTGCACTCTGATTTGAGAATGACAATTGTCCGTCTGAGGAAATTTTCACTGTAGCTTTAGAGCCGAAGAGATGCCATCCACGTTTTACACCGGTGTACCATTTGTTATCTCTGTCTTGTGTGCGTCGGCGAGAAAAGCGGAAGAGATATGGCACATATCCGGCAGCAATAAGCTTTGAAGCGCCACGCACATAGACTATATCTTCGATTACTTCACAAAGGATTTGTGGAGCAATAATAGAATTGTTCGCACTCTTATTTACCAATGTATCGACGTCCGCTTTAATTACCTCAAGCGCTGGTAAAATAGTAGAGTTTACCGCAGTGCGCAGAGCGTTCAAGTCGGTGACTTGTTGCGCTCGCATCATGCCCGAATGTTCGGTTGTGGCTTGGGGAATGAGCGTGTAGTTTGTTTCCGTTGTCTGATTTCCGTTGACCAGCGACACCTTGGTGATGTTGGCAAGGAAATCATTGCGGTCATAAGATCCTCGAGTCAGAGAGGAAATGACCGCAGGGGCTTGTTTGATAGCTGCGTACCACGTATTAAGCACATCTTCCGAGGCTTGAGTTCCGGCGGTTGCCAAAATGTCTGTGATGCTTTGGAGGATAGCACCAACCATCTCGGGAGAGATAGAGTTCTTCTGCGTGAGCTTGCGCAGCGCAGTTATTTTAGAGGTTAAAGTTCCGGTATCAATCATAATTTGTAGCGTTTTAACGCTGCAAAAGTATGATAGGAAAAACCACCACGAAAAGACAACTATTAGTTGGATTTGGTGATGGTTTGGCGCATGGCTTGTGGCGAGAGAGCTGCCGACAACACCTTGCAATATTCTTCTCCTAAATTGTCGGCATAAAATTCTTTGATATTCATCACAGAGGCAAAGTATTTACGCGAGAACCAGCGACGTCGGCGACGTGGATTTTCACGTCCGATGTCGCCTGAGTTTCCTCTGGGAGTGTTCGAGCCTGTTCCATAGTCTTGGAACAGACCATAAGTGCGGAATTGTTGCGACAGCGACACTTCCGTATATTTGCCGTCGGCAGATAGCCCGATGGCAATCACAGAGCGGTAAAGCGCTCCTGTGTCAATGACTCCGAGAAGGTTGATTTGCTCCTTCCATATCTTTATCATAGTGTCGTTGAAAGCAGTGACGTATTTTCGTCGCTGCTCCAACTGATCGTTTTCATTTCCACTCATCGGGATTGTATCTTAGATCTGTATAGACATCGACTGCGATTTGAAAGTAGGCGCAAGCGCAACCCGAAAAGAAATATTGTTCAATCTCATTGAACGATATTCGAGGGTCGAGGAAAATGCAATTTTCCGAGAGCTTGACAGCCTCGCGAGTGAGCACCGACATGTACTGTCGGAAAAGCTCGCGCATGGTTTCCATACATTCGCCTCGTACTGCCATGTCGTCAACGGCATGGCGCATGGCGAGAAATATGGTCTTGACACGACGAGTTTTCGGAGTGTTATTTAGCTCGATATATCCGTTGGCGATATCGCTTACAGCGACAATTGCCGATGCGTATTGCATCTGATGAAGTGCTTCCTCGAAGCCTTCAAGACCGGATACTCGGCAGAAAACAAAGTTTTCTGACTGAGCGAGAAGATTTTTTGAGGTTAAATCCTCGAAAAATTTCGTTGCGTTCCAAACGCCATTGAGTGCGTAACTATTTGACATTGAGCTTGGAATTAATCTGTTTATACTCTTTTGCTTGAGCATTGAGCTCTGTCAATGCTCGCCACGTATCGAGAGCGAGGATCTCTCGTTCCTTGGTGATATCCCCTTTTGTGAGTGCTCGGATTTGAGCATCCATTGACTCCTGGAGCTGCGCACCGATGTTCGGTGATCTGCCCAGAAGATTTTCAGAGTCGCTGTTAAGCGGCTGCAGAAAATCGGGGAAGCGTTTCGCGAAAAAATCTTTGAGCGATGCGAACCAATAAAACACATTGATTCGCTCGAAATCTTTTAGCTTAGAGGTAAAAGGTAAGAGGTTAGAGGATTTTGGATATAGCTGCGAAGCGATTTCGTCGAGGAAAGAATCTTTCTGAGTGTGCAGAAAACCTTGGTAGATGTTTTCACACACGAGGAAAGTTTCAAATGGCACACCCTCAAAATCGGCAGATAGCGCCCGACGCTTACGGATGCGAGGCAGGCGGATTGGAGTCAGCGGTAGCTGACCAATCCACGCCAGCTCCGAGAGCAGCTCGGAAATCTGCTGCGGTGAAACTGCAAACTCCTGTTTGTCGAGTTTCAGCAGATACTTTCCATTACCATAACGGCTGATGAGCTTCGCACCGGACCAGCGAAAGAAACAGTGTGCCTTGACTTCATCAATGTTATAGTCAGCAGCGATGAGCCGATAAACATAGCGTAGCTGTTTATCGCTCAGTTCCGACCACGATGTCGGAACGCATAAATTAATTGTGGCCATAGATTAGAAGAAATATCCGGTGGATGATTTAGTGTTAGAGAAGATTGGAGGTGAAAACAATTTCGCGGTAGCGGAATTGTGCCATTCGGGAAATGCGGAGGCATTGCCCCGAATGTAGTTCACCGCATCAATCATCTTGCGCATATTGATGGGCTCGCCATTGAGCACCGCGATAATCTGCGAGCGTAGGATCGCCACGATATGGCGGTCTGCAGCTGTCAGTTCGTTGGCAACGGCACGTTGGCGAAGGACTGTCAGCAATTCATCCGAGAAGAAATCCTCCGCAAGTGAGGATTCAATATCTATGATTTTAGGGCGTAGCTCTAAAAACTTATTCCACCTGTCCTTGGTTGCGCTCGCCACTGTTTTCACAACATCTATGTTGGGAAACAGCGTAGCCGCGAACCAAGAATATTGCTCCGAGGTTTTCCATTGGGAAACCGAAGAGAGCAGTGGAATAAGAAGCTCGATGTCGCTATCGCGTTGCTCAATCATCGCGTCAAGGAGTCTATCGACCCTCTGTTGCGAAGCGGGAGCAACATTGCTGTTGCTCACGACTCCGAAACCATTTGGAGTCAACACCAGATCGAGCGACGGAATGGCGCTCCGATAGGCTTCTGCGATAACGACACGAGCGGTTATAGTTTTTGTGATGTTGCTGTCGGCATATCCGGCAATAGTGTTGAATGGCTTTTCGCCTGTAAATATGTTTTTGACCCATTGCTCAGCCGATTCGATGAATGGAGAGAGCTTGTCAAAGAGCGAGGTCTCGCCTTTGACAGTAGCGAATATGTTGGGAAGGAACTTGCGGAGCAGTTCCTCAGTTGTTATCAGTTTTGGCATTTGTGGTTACTTGTTTAGCGTCTTGATGTTCGTCGAGCGTAGTCAGCTGGATGAATGGGCAATCGGGGTAGACCGATTGCCAACCATTCATGCGGATGATGATGCGATGCACGGTAAAAAGCAGGTCGTGATATGGCTTCTGGAGTGCTTGGGCTATTGTGTAGAGCTCTCTCTTGTCTGACCCACTATTATTTGACTGACTTTTGCCCGGTACGGAGCCAACAAGATTTGAGTGAACGCGTAGCGTGAAACAGATAATGTTGATGGCCTCCTGGATGTCACTTTCCCAGTCTCCACCCTCTTTGTTAGTGTCGATTTTGTTGATAACTACATCGTGCGACTCTCGACCATCTGGTGTTTGGTAGAACATGGAGAACCAAACTTTACCCGAGTTCTCGACTCCTGTCAGAAAATCGAGGATTTTCTGTTTCTCAGCGACGATGCGAGCTTGTTGCTTGCTTCGGTCGGTGATACCTTCCGACTTGAAGATGGATTCCCAATAGCGGTTGCTCACCTCGATTTGATATTTGATAGGTGCGGAGTTGCGAAGCTTCGCCTCTTTAGCGATGCCGATGAGCTGCTTGATGTTGTACCACTTTCCCTTGAATAGTGCCGAATAATATGGCATCGGGTAATATGTGCTGTCGGGCGTTGGAACGCGAGTCACCACCGCAAACTTGCGGATGGGTGACTTCATGGCGAGCTTGTCTTGCAGATCTCGCCATGGAGCGGAAGGATTGAGTAAGTCGATTTGCTCAATATCTTCCTCATAGTTTACGGTCTTGCGCCAATTGCCATAGAGCACTTTCGGAATTGTTCCATGGCTGTCTGCAGGGGCAAAACGGCAATAGCAAGCCTCCTTTCGTAAGAGTCTGACAACCTTAGTGCCATCGGCATTAAGGATTATGACGCTGACGGCAAAGCCGAAGTGTTTGAAGTCTTGGCAGACTCCGAGGAAGTAGCTGGCCATGTCGTTATCGAGGAAGAAGTCCTCGACTTCGCGGCAGGTTGCCGCCGAAGCCGCGTCGCAGTTGTAAACAAGACCGCTGCCATAGCACACTTCGGCATTGAAGAGTTGGCAAGTGGAGAGCGTTTCATCTTTCTCGATAAGGTCGAGAA